AACCCTACTACAGGGGACATATACAAGACGACTGATGCTGCGGCAGTTCGTCAGTCTGTAAAGAATCTCTTGATGACAGAAAAGGGAGTTATGCCATTTCGTCCATATTATGGTGCGGGGCTCGAGCAGATACTGTTCTCATTGTCAACTGATTTGGATGAAGACGATATAGAACAAAGGGTACGTTCTACCATAGAAAACTATGAACCTAGAGCGGTACTTAAAGACATACAGGTTAATATTAACCCAGATTATAACTCGGCAAGCCTAACTATAACCTTTAGTGTTGTTAATACAACCAAGGTCGTTACTCTAGGTTTAACTATTGCAAGGGCAAGATAAATGACTATTAATACATCTGACTTAGATTTCTATGACATTAAGTCCAAACTAAAAACGTACTTCCGAAATAGTGGGGAGTTCGAGGACTATGATTTTGATGCAAGTGGTCTATCTAACATCCTAGATATCTTGGCATATAACACACATATTAACGGTCTTACTGCCAACATGTCTATCAATGAGTCGTTCCTGAGCACATCTCAGTTACGTTCGTCGGTAGTATCACATGCAGAGAGTTTAGGTTACTTCCCTAAATCAAGCACTGCTGCTCGAGCAGTGGTCGATGTTACAATCACTATCGCTGGTGGCCCAACCTCATTCACCTTACCTAAAGGTTCGAGTTTCTTTGCTTCCATTGATGAGTCCAACTACGAGTTCTTTACTACACAGAACTACAGTGTGGCTAACTCTGGTAGCGACACTTTTACGTTCACCGGAGTCACTCTGGTAGAAGGTAAGGAACAATTCAAGACGTTCCTTGCAGACAGCAATATCGATATACCTTATGTTATTCCAGAAAGCACATTAGACACATCTACAATGATAGTCAATGTGTTTCCTAATGGTACCACCGAAGAATCTGAAATATATCTTAACGTTAAAGAGGTTGCGACTGTCTCTGATGAGTCACGCGTGTACATGGTACGCGAATCTCACAACGGTGATTACGAGATGATATTCGGAGATGGTAACGTACTTGGGGTTCGACCACAGACAGGAAACGTCATTAGGGTAGAATATATTGCGACCAATGGCCCTGCTGCTAATGGTGCGACGACGTTCACCTTGAATGAGTTCTCTGGTACAGGTTACGTTATCGAAGTAACAACCGTATCTAATTCAGCGGGTGGTTCTAATCCTGAAAGCATACAGTCCATCAAGTTGAACGCGCCACTTGCATACTCTGCACAGAACCGATTGGTCACCGCAGATGATTACACTGGATTGATATTAAGTAACTATGGTGCATATGTAAATGATGTTGCAACATGGGGCGGTAACGATAATGTACCCCCACAGTACGGTAAGGTGTTTGTGAGTTTAAACTTCCTAGAAGGAGTTGATGAGAACTCTAAGACTATGGTTGAAGATATGATTAGGAACCAACTGACTTCTACTCTATCTATCATGTCTATCGATACAGAGTTTGTTGAACCTCAATTCACTTACCTAGAACTCCAGACGTTTTTTAATATCGACCCTATCAAGAACACCACAACTCCAGAAGCACTTCAGGTACAGGTTGACGAACTAATACAAAGTTATATGAGTATTAATCTGAACCAATTCGATTCAGTATTCCGACGTTCTAATCTATTGTCTTTAATAGACTCATTTTCTACTGCAATCTTAAACTCTAGAATGGAAATTAAGGTACAACAGTTAATCGACATCACTCAATTGGTTGCGGATTTAGAAGCTGCACAAACAGCGGCGGGCATCCCTTTCAACACGTATATCGAACAGGACTATACTGTCAACTTCCCTGTTATTCTAGCAGCACCGGATAAAGACGACTACGTAGTAACCTCTACGGTATTCAAGTCTAATGGACGGAACGTATTGGTCAAGAACGAATTGGGTTCGACCAAACTACAACTCGTAGACCTCAATGGTGTTGTGAGAATTGCCAACATCGGTTCATATGACCCTGCTAAAGGTACGGTATTCTTGAATTCCTTGTTAGTAGACAAAGCGGGGTACGTGGGTAGGGGTATTAAAATAAGTGCAACTCCGGCGAACCAGAGTACAATTAGTCCATTGAGAAACTACATCTTTGCTCTGGATAGTGAGGCCTCGTCTACCACAGGTAGAGTAGACTCCGGAGCCACTAAGGTTCTATTGTAATGTCACGATTTCTCGCTAATCAATATCGAACGAATGCTAAGTTTCATCAGAGTCAGGTAACTCAAATACTTCCTGAATTCTATCAGGAACAGTATCCGGATTTAATTAAGTTTATTGAGGTGTATTACGCATACACCGGAGAAGATGGGTCTGCTTCGTTTACTGACCAGATTCATGATTTATTTAATATACGGGATATCTCTTCGACCGACATAAAACACTTGAATCTTTTGATAGGAGAGATTAGTGATGGTTTAGAGACAACTTCGTTCTATCAAAACCCACGGTTGATGGCGAAACTTCTTTCCGACTTCTATCGTAACAAGGGTACAAAGTTATCTGCGGAACAGTTCTTTAAAGCATTCTATAATGAATCTGTCGAAGTATCATATCCCAAACGTAACATTTTTATACTGAACGATAAACCGGGCGGTTCATTAATCGGCCCAGAGTCACTCAAATATATTCAAGATGACAAGAAGTATCAAATCTTCTCAATTCTTTTGAAAACAGGTATGTCACTCAGTGACTATGAAACTCTATATAAAAAGTTGGTACACCCTGCTGGTTTCTATCTAGCTGCAGAAGTTGAGACCCAAGGTATTGCGGATCTCAACCTGCGAGCGGGACTTACAACTGACCCGTTAGAAACACCTAACTATCCAATTGTTATTCAAGGTACTGCGTTACCTACTGCTATGACCTCTCGTTACAGTCTACTGACTATGGAAGAGACAGATATTATGGATGCACGGTCTCAGTTACAAAGAGATGAGGGTTCCGGTATTATTGTAAGTTCCCTAGAGACCCTAGAGAAGTACGACGGTGTGTCTCTACAAGACCTAGCAGACGACTTCGGTACGATTGGTAATTGGGTCGGTGTTGCGTCATCTCGACTAGACGATGAAGGTCTAGACATATCTTCGGGATACGAAACACTAGACGATGACACATATCTTTAAATTTATAAATAAGAGTGATTAATACAGGGGCCGCTGATGGCTAGACAAATACTTAATACTGGTGGCGCTGCAAACGATGGTAAGGGCGATACCCTTCGCAACGCCAGTCAGAAGATTAATGATAACTTTTCTGAACTCTACACCCTCATTTCTTTGGGTGGTGGTAGTGGAGGTGTGTCTGCCGAACAACTCAAACAAATAGTAGAAGATGAGATCACTATTCAGTTGGACGGTATAGACCCCGATGGGGGAACGGGTACAGCGAACATACTTCTATATAAGAGTTCCAATGAAGAGGTTCTTTCTGTTGACCAAGACATAAACGTTTCCACAACATATACTTTCGCGACAGGTGACTTAATAACCACTGTAGGTTCTAGCACGGACTTCAATGGTTGGAGTGATGACCTACCTACTACTGGTCGATATGTATTCATGGTACAGACCACAGTTATCGGTACAGAGGACGAGCAAGAAGTCCCTGTTGATAAGTGGTCTGACCCAGTACTAATCTACGACCGTGGTCTACCTAACTTGATGGTTGATATACTCGCACCTAATGGAAACATCTTCCGCAATGACACTGGTCAGACGGAAGTAAAAGCATTCATAACATCTGACGGTGCTGAAATATCATCGGAGGACTATAATAAATTTAATTATGAATGGACTAGTGGCGGTGTACCTGTCTGTGTCCACGAAACAACGCGATATGTCTCACACATTGACGGAAATATTGTCACTGTTGGGCCTGATGGTACATGTCCTATAGGGTTTGGCGTTCCTGCCACTAACTCTGGGGATGTAGATAATTTCCCTAACGGTGAATTAAAAACTTTAAACATAGAAGCGCAGGCGGTTCCTAATTCGGGTACCTTACCTTTGCAATTAACAATTAACGATAAACAAGAGGATTAACAATGGCACTTAGAACGGCAACCGCCGCCATAA